CAGGATCGCCGTTGTGTGCGAGCCGAGCGTTCACGATGAACTCGTAAAGAGTTCCGCAAGCAGGAACCATTCGTGCAGTTGACTGCGAGAACTCAACCATCGTGAACCCTTCATCGGACATTGCTTCTGCGGAGCGTTGAAAGAACGCTGGGTCATAAGCGAACTCTTGCACCGTAAACTCTCGACCAAGTTCGCGGATGTGTTGCTCGACTGCTGAGACATCCATTGCACCGCCGTCTGGGTGCCAGATCTTTGCCCGCACAACAACCCGACCAGACTCTTGTGGTTGTGCGACGACGACCGCAATCGAGTCGTGCTTCAACGCCATGTCAATGCCGACGAACACAGGTATGTTCGGATCAAGTTCATCTTCGCTTCGACACTGCTCCCACGCACCCTTCGGCAACCATGACTCGCCATCTGTGCGAACCCACTGATTCAGACGGTAACGGCGGAACGCAACCTCAGCAGTCTGCATCATCGACACTTCCATGTCATCCATGTCAAGCAAACCTTCAGCCAAGTTCGGATTCGAATCAGCCCAAGCATCACGGTCATGAATCTCGCAGTCTGCTTTTGCTTCCCACCAGAAGAACCCGAACCGCTCATCTTGTTTCGTGCCGGCAACAATCTCTTTGCCATAGTTGTAAAGACGGCCACACACCGTGTCTAAGTCGAAGCCTGCGGTTGTGATGGCAACGATGTTCGGATCTTTACGCGCACCCGAACCCAACGTCAACGCATTGAACAGATCATCGTTCGGCTGAACATGCAACTCATCAAAGATCACGGTGCTGGGATTCAAACCTTGTTGAAGTTTCGCGTCGCTTGACAGCACACGATAGATCGCACCCGTGGACGGAATCTCAATCACATCGCGATACACCTTGCACACACCCGACAACGCAGGTGACTGAGTGATCTGCCACTTCGCTTCATTGAACACGACACGCGCCTGCTGTCTGTCACCCGCAGCCGAATAAACCTCAGCACCAGGCTCACCTTCAATCAGACCGTAGAGCGCGATGACCGAACCGAGAAGCGACTTGCCGTTCTTCCGACCCAACCCGATCAGGCTGCGACGATACCGAAGCAACCCATCATCACGACGCTCATACAATCCGTCAAGAAGTGCGACCTGCCAATCGGTAAGAAGCAGAGGCTGACCAGACCGCACACCTTTGCTGACATGCAAGAAGGTGCGAGCAAAGTCAACGACCTTGTGACCGTCAGATCGGCTGTATAACTTTGGCGTCGACCAGGTTGGAGTTCCTTTGTCGGTATGAGTCAAGCTCATTTGCCACCCTTATCTCGGCAAGACCAAGTCTCGCCCTGTCGCTCGGAGTGAACCCAAGCAAACTCATCCACGCTGTGCATTGAGCATCCATCTGTTCGATCTGTTTCACCGCTGGATGAGTCACGACCTGCCCGTTCGGCGACGTGTACCAACGATTCGTCACGTCCGTACCCAGCCAATCTTCCAGTTCGTAGATCTTGTCGAAGTTCCGACACAACCGATTCATGATCGGAGCGTCGTGCAACTCGGACAGATGACGACGACCACCAGTCCACAACACATCCCAATACGACCGACCAACCTTGCCAAGATTCTTTGGTGCGACCGGCACAACTGACAGATCCACCAGGGCAAGCGCACTCTCGGGCATGGGTGAAGCAGCCAATCCGTTGCGAATGCGTGAGCCTTTCAAACGCTTGCGCTCGATTGGGATGGCGGATGCTCCGCCGCCTGTTCCAGTCTTCGGTCGTGCCATGCACCCAAGCATAGGCGGTAGTGCGCAACCGACCACGCAGATATCCGCCAACGGCATGGGTCATGCGTCGCTAGGGTCGTCAACATTTTGCCCACCCTCCATCTGTGTACCCGCCCTACTTCGCGTCGCCGCGTCGAGAGTTGCACGACCGATGCGCGGGAAGAAGTGGTGAGTCTGGATCGCCAGGAATAATGTGGTCGGCTGTCCACGGGTCGTCGGCTCGTGCGCCTTCGAGACAGATCCAACAGTACTGGGCAGAGTCGCGCACAGCCTTGGCTCGTGCTTGGTAGTTGCCTGAGTAGTGAGGTCGCTTGGGCTTGGGATGGAGTCGGTTATATGCCGTGAGACAGTCGGGACATCGTCGTGGGTTCGTGGTTAGATTGCGACAGTTCAGACATGGTCTAGAGATGCTCATGGTGTGGTCTGCTTGTTGGCGCTAACTACGTTAGCGCGCCAACACAAGCAAGCGACTCGGCGGTGTATTGCGTGTGCGTTGCTTGTTGGGTGGGTTCATATGGGCTATGGGTTTCGTGGGTGTTTACACGCAGCGTGTGCTTGCTTGTAATTGGCAACAAGCAACACGCAAGCATGGTTTTAGAACTCCTCTTGCGTGTAGCCAATTAGGCCTGATTCGTTGATGCGTTGTTCGTGTTCTTTGATGAGTTGTGCTTGGACTCTCCAGCATTCCTTTTGGCTGACTCGGCCTGTCTCGGTCTCGACGTGTGGCTTGATTGTGTCCCAGAACTTCTTGGTGCCGACATGGATGTCGATGTTGTGTTTGGTGATGATCTCTATGACCTTCTCGTTGCGTGGTCCGCCTTTGATGTCTTGCATGAACATCTCGTTGTCTTTGGTTACTTTGAGGTCTATTGGTGTGATCCATGTGTGGCGTTTCTTGATTGGTGCTAGGCGGACGTCATCGCCTGCTCGGGTCATTGCCCAGACTAGGTCTACGTCATCGTTCTTTGCGCTGGTGCCTCGTGCGCCTTTCTTGATGTCTTTGCCGGCATGGTCGATTCTTAGTAGTGATCGTCCTTCTTGTTTGAGGTTGAGTGCTGTCCATCGGTAGAAGTCTCTTACTGTGTCGGCGTCGTTCTCTGCTCCTTCGACTGCGCGTGAGAAGGTGTCGATGATTACGAGTTCGGCTTGGCATGTGCGGGCTAGGTCGCAGATCTGTTTGGCTCCTTCGGGTTTGTCGAGTGATCCGATTGGTGGGAGTGATGCGTAATGCAAACGTGACAGGTCAGTGTCTTTGTTGTAGCCCATGGCTGTGAGTCGTTCGTAGAGTTGGGCTTGTTGCATCTCGTAGTCCATGTAGAGGATGTTGACTGGGTCGTGGTCGCGTCCGAACATGTTGCGACCTGTGGCGAGTCCTGCTGCGATGTAGAGAGCGAGGAGTGATTTGCCTGTTCCGCCTGGTGCGAAGATGACGACGAGCTGGTTGCGTGGGATGATCGGTTCGATGAGCCAGTCTTCTTCTGGGAATGTTTGTTGCCAGAAGTCTGTCCAGTTGATGAGGATGTTGTCGGTGATGCGTGGTTGTTCTACTGGTTGCAGTGACCGTGTGTCTTGTAGGAGTTTCTTTGCGAACAGTGATCGGTCGCCGTGGTGGTGCATGGATGCGGTGTAGCCGAATCGGGTGTATGCACCGGCTGGGAGGTTGGTGATGCTGGTTGTGAAGACTTTGAGAATGTCTTTGCCTTGCCATCCTGTGGTGGCTGAGGTGCCTTCTCTAATGTCTTTGCCTGGTCGTACCCAGTGTGATTCGCCTGTCTGGTCGGTGTGGGCGAGTGTCCATCCGTCTGCTCGGAGTAGGTCGTGCCATGTTGTTGCGGCGCAGTAGCGGGAGGCTGGTCCTTCTTCGTCTTGTAGTAGCGGTGACAGCGAGACTGGTGTCGCGGGTGTTGTGGTGGGTTCGGGTTTGGCTGTGAGCAGTAGGACCATCCAGAGTGGCATGTCTGCTGGTTTGCGTTCTTCGATGCTGTGGCCGTCAAGCCATTGGTATGGTTTGCCGTTCGGGTGGATTGTTGGTGGTGCTAGGACTTGTCCGCCGATGCCACGGATGTCTATGCCTTGGCCGAGTTTGCCTGATGCTTCGTTGTGGATGGGTTGGTCGGTGAAGAAGTAGAGGTGTCTGCCTCCTGATCCTGTTACGGCTTCGAGTGTGTCTGGGAGTTTGCCGTGTAGTTGTTCTAGGTCGTAGAGGGTGTCGGAGCCACGGTATTCTTCACGGTCGTCCACGTCTACGACGACAATGTATTTGTCTGCGAACTTGCCTGTGGCGATGCCGAGTCCGCAGTCTTTAAATGCGCCGGTGAACCATTGTCGGATTTGTGTCGGGTCGGATGTGGCTGCGTTCTGCCAGCCTTCGATTGGCGGATATTTGCCGCCTTGTTTGATTGGGATTACTCGTAGACCTTTGTGCGCGTATGCGAGTGCAGTGTCTAACACATTCATGATTCTCCTTGGGTTGGCGTCAGTCTACCGAGACTGTCTTGTGCAGTTAGTTTTGTTGTTTCAAAATTGCGTTGAGTATGTCGGCTGGTATCTTGCGTCCGCGTAACTCGTAAAGGAACTCTACGAACGCAACTTCGTCTATCTGTTCGGTTTTGAATTGGTGAGTGACCATGAATCGGCTTGCGTGTTCGTTGAGCGGCCAGACCACGAAGAATGGCACAGAGTCTTCAGCGACTTCGCCCCACCATCCGTCTTGATTCGAGTGACCGTACTGCACGATGAACGCTGGGATCTTCGCCAAGTTGCCGAGATTGCATAGCGTCTTCGCACCGACATTGATTAGATTAAGTGTGGCGTGTTCGTGCTTATAGTCGATGATTGCTTTGGGTACGCAGTTGTCGTATTCGACCATGAGGAAGTCAACGTCCATTGCCGGCACGTTGTAGCCCCAGGTGCGATGTCTGCCTGACAGCCATGCGTCCCGTTTGAAGTGTTGTTCATTGCTTGTCATACCAGTCCTCCCAGACTTGTTGTGGATGTACTCCGATTTTGATTGCGAACTTATCTGCTTCGAACAGCGCGATGGTGCTGTGCTTCTTCTTCCATCTGATGATTGTTGAGCGCGTTACCCCAAAGGCATCCGCAAGGAATCCGTTGTTTTTGTCTTTGGGATATTGCGCTAACAATTTGTGAGCTGGATATCGTGGTTGGCTTTTGTATCGGCTCACCACTGCGCTTCGTAAACCTCGTAAGCGTCATCGCCCATCAGATCACGGAGATACTTCTCATTTGTTCCTTCGTCGCTGTATAGAGCGCGACGCTTCTCTTCTTGCCATACTGGCTCGAATACGACATCGTCGGTGTTCTTGAACGTCACGATTGATTCAGGGTTGATGCCTGAACATTCGATTGGTTCTTGGATCACGGCTTCAATGTTTGTGCCTGGGCTTGCGACGATGATGATGTCACCGTCAGCATTCTCGTTGTAGTCGATACGGGTTGTCCCGAATCGTGTGTTGATGTATATCTGTTTCATGTTGCCTCCTAGGCGTTTCGTTTACGTTTGATTAACAATGCGATGTTCATGATATTTAGAATCACGAGTGCAGGTACAAGCATCAGTCCTCCGTTTCTTCGTCTTGGTTGAATGGCTTGAAGTCGAACTTGAAGTTCGGATCATTGCCGGCAATGTAGTAGCCCATGGTTGGATGGTTCGGATTACGGCGGCGCACTGCGCGTTTAGCGCGTGGCTTGCCAAGTGTTGCACCAGGGTATTGCACACCGTTGCGCAACAGTTCGTGGAATGTCAACGCTTCGAATGAACGATCCAGTCCGCCTTGAATGAGCGCGTCTGCGAGCATGTCGCAGCATTGTCGTTCCTTCTGCAATTCGTTTTGCATTTGGATGAGTAGTTGTTTTTCTTTGGCATTCATGTGCAGGCCTCCTATGACCTAATCGTCTTCGAGTAGCTGTCTTGCAATCCGAAGTTTCTCGGCAGCGGA